TGAACCATCCAGATTTTTTCCATGCTCGTTCTCCTGCTTTAAAAAGTGGGGGAGAGTTGCCCCTCCCCCGGCATCACTTACGAAGTGACCACGTTGGCCCATTCCGGACGGACGGCGGAGATACCACCGAGGAAGTCCAGACGGGTGATCATGCGGCGTTGCAGCACATCAAACGCGCGAATCACAGCCACAGTCACACCGTCAACGGTTTCCTGAGCGGCGAATTCAACAGCGGTCGGCATTTCCAACGGAACCGACGCCATCTTGAACGCCATCTTATGGTACATCAGGTTATGCGTGTACGCGGTGCTGGCAGCACCGAGGAACGACACCACAGCACCGGCTTGGGGAAGCGCGGTGATGTTTTGCAGACCTTTGCTGGTGGCCGTGTACAGCGCCGGGCTGATGCTGACCGAAGCCACACCGGAACCGTCGGAGTTGGCATCCGCCGTTGCAGTGAACTGTTGCAGCACGGGGTAAGCCACCTTGGTGATCGGGTGAACCCGGAACACGCCATCAACGGTGAACTTGGTTCCCTTTTTGATGATGCCGGTGGTGTTGATCGTCAACCCGGTCAGGGACAGGGTGGATGCAGCTTCCGTACCGGTGGTTCCGACAGTCACGCCGGTCACATCCGCACCGTTGGTGTGGTTGTAGATCAGCTCGTTTTCCATCCAGTCGAAGCCGTCAGTCCGGCCGATGTAGCCTTCCTTGTACTGCTTGGCGATTTCATCGGACGCCTGGAACAGACCTTTACGGGCATCCACGGCCAATGCACCGCTCGCACTGTTCAGCAGGAAGCGACGGTCAGCTTTCGGCGCCAGCATGCGGTCCAGGTTCACCTTACCGGCTTGAACGTCGGCAACAGTGAAACTGTTGGAACCGGCGCTTCCGGAGAAGTTATAGGTGGCCTGGGTTGCGCGCTTGAGCGCTTCCATCTCAGCATATTGAGCGATGGACTCAGCGGCCGGAATGACGAAGCGGCTGATGACTTGTTTCAGACCCACTTCGGTTGCCAGTTCCAGAGAACTGAATTCCATCCCGACGGTTTTGATGATGTCCAACGTCAGAGGGCGCTTTTCTTCATTGCTCCCCTGAATGCTGCTGGTGATGTCGAACGTATCCTGCGGGATGTAACGGGCAGGCACGGAGGTTTGGATCGTGTCCCCAGCCTTATAACCGTTTTTACCGTCCCAATCGGATTCGTCCGCTTGATCGATGGTGTTGAGGAATTTCAGATTATCCTTCAACGTCTGCGCCGCAGCTTTGGCAATGATACCCGGCGCGTTCTTAATGGTGTTGAAATTGTTAGCCATTTCAAGCACCCTTTCTCTTATTTACCTTTAACCCAGTTCAGAATGTCACTCCCTGATCGTTCGTGCAGTCCTCGGGGGCCCCCTTTGCCGTTCAGCGATTTGATCGGTGGCGACGCGGGCTTTTCATCTGTTTCCGTTGTTGCGGACAAAGCAGTTTCAATCTTCAACAGTTCACGCATGGCTTGCAACGGGCTCATACTTACCAACTCTTCAATCAAGGACGTATCCTTACCGAGTTGATAGATGATTTCCGGCGGGTTATCGAACGCCATGACCACATCACGCAATCCGGTGATATTCACACCCGTCTGCGCCAACGCATTCATGGTTTCGACAGCTTCACCGGCAACCGCGTCATAATCTTTCCGAGAAACGCGAAACGCATTTTCCTTCTCTTCAAATTTTTGACGCATTTCAGCCTGCTTGCGCTGCTGTAACGATTTCAGTTCCTTTTCACGCTCTTCATTCAGACGCTCCTGAACACGTTTCTCCGCATGATACTCAATGGAAGCTTTTTCCCATTCCTCATACGAATTGAAATCGTCCTGTTTGGGCGCATCGTCCTGTTTGGGCGCGGAAGACCGATATTTCGTTACTTCCTGTTCAAGTTTGGACAACTGCTCTTGCATGGCTTTGGACGCCGCCGTTTGACGGTCGATACGCTTTTGCATGGATCGGCGGATTTTATCCGCTTCGCTCAGCTTGGGCTCTTCGACCTTGTCAGTTCCGTCAGTTTTGTCCGTGCCTGCGGTCTCTGTAGTCTTTTTTACATCCTCTACAGGTGCGGATGTTTCTTGCGACTCGCTATTGCTGCTGATCGCTTCCAATGTCTCTTCCGACATAGCTGTTCCCTTCGTTTACAGGCACCATTTCAGGGGGTGCCAGGCTCCCTTCCTCTTCCTTGGCGGATAGAAGCACATCAAGCGCACCGGACACGTCATCGGCTTGCGCTTTCAATTGGGTGATGGCCGATGAAAGCAAACCAAGTGCCTCACCGGGAATTCCGTGAATTTCAGAACGGATCTTTTCAATCTCAGCCTCAGTTTTTGCAGCCTCGATTTTAAGTTTTACCGTATCGTTCTCAACTTTTTTGGCTTCAAGGCTGTTCTTGAACTCTTCATTGGTCTGTTTGGNCAACAATGCCTGTTCGGTCAATGCCAGCTTTTCCTGCAATTGTCCCATTGCCTGGGTAAGTTGCTGNACACGGGCCGCCTCAACATCATCACCCAGCAACGCAGGGTCCATGGTNGCACGAATGCGCTTGGCNATCTCTTCCGCATTCGGAACATCCAAAGACTTCATGAACAAATCACCCGCAACGGTCATGATATTCGGATTCACACGGGCTATCTCGACAATGGCGTTGGCAAGTTCCTGCCGCTTGGTTCCATAAGACGGCCCGACTTCGACAACCACGTCATATTTACCGGCATCAAACCGAATGACATCAGCCACCTCACCATCAGCGGCCAACCGGTAGTTACCACCTTCCTCAACCACCGGCTGATTGATCGGCACCATCTTTTCCGTTCCGTCTTCACCCAGTATCCGCACAATACGGTTACCGGTGTAGATCAACGGAATCAGACCAATGAGAATGCGTCCAACGTGCCGGATGGAAATGGACAAGTTGTCGATAAAGTGGAATGTGGCGTTATCACCCTGCATCTGACGGCTAATAATAGCTTTTCCACTGATGTCCGGTGTCTGGTTACCCAAAGACGCATCATACATACCCAAAGTGGCTTTGATGGCTTCCGCAGCCCCGACAGCTTCCTGCATGAGCGCCGGGCTGGGCGTCGGAGGAGGTTGACGGACCGGGGCAGGTAACATGATGGTTTCCCCGTTGGCGCCGATAATCGTGACCGGGTCATATTCAAGCGTGGCGTAGTTCTCCGAATTGGCATCTGCCCATTGCTGCGCGTATGTATTGAATTGACCGACCGCGCCGACATAAGGCGCTTTCGGTTGCAGCGCAAACACTTCAGTCGAAGCGGACCGCCAGAAATTCAACATCCGTTGCGGATCTTTGCCTTGATGGATCAGTGAATAAAAGGTGCGCTTGTTTTCGCTGAAAACCTCAAACCCGTAAATCGGAACGATTGGCAAATATTCACCCGGAAAGGTGTTTTCCTCCAAAATCTCAACACCGGTGAACTTGCAATATTTGATGGTGCAAACGCACGTCTTGCGGCTCCGGATTTCCTGCGCGCCGGTCGGTACATCTTCACGGAACTTGATACCTTTGATGACCCCGGCAATCGTGCTGATCTGAAACTCGACCAATTCCCGGTCTTCATATTCCTTGTGAAAATATTCACAGACCCGCACGGTTTGTTCGGAACACCATCCACCTTCCTGTGGGAACCCTTCATTTTTGGCATCGGGGAACTCATATTCAAATTCCTCCCGATCCATTTCAGTAAACACAAAAACATCCCGCGCATCGGACCCGTCCTGACGCTTATGGTTCGGATCAAGATAAATGCTGCTGAAATCCTGGATCCGTTCCAACCGGATCTCTTGATCGAACGTATCGTATCCGGCATAATCCGTGCACACCCGAATCCAGCCGACACCGGACATGACGCTGTTGCGCGCGCCGGTGTCATAAACCGTATCGGCATCACTTGTGGTTTCAATATTGCGGACAACACCGCGCAGGATTTCCGCCACCTTTATGTCAGCGTTGCTATCCACCGGACGGGGAATGATGCTCGGGCGGGTCTGGCGGATATTGTTGATGACCTGATTGACAAACGGCAACATCCGGTTTTCGGTCAAACATGGGCGGTTTTGCTTTTTACGTAGCTCTTTGATTTTGGACGGCCATTGCGAATTGCCGATTGCAAATTCCACATCATCCTGACCGCGTTCGTAAATGTCCCGCCAATAGTCCTCATACGTCTCGAAACGCTTAAGCAACTCGGACAGGCGGTCAGCTTTTTTCATAATCAGTAAATAATCACATACTATTCATGATTTCAAGGTTTATCTCATCCATCCGTTACCGCCATGCTGATGATGATTGGAAGGGTAAGGATTGTTAATAACGGACGGCTTGGGTGATTGGTAAACCATCTCATCTTCCAGCGCATAGCGGATCGCATCAATCGCGTGGTCCCATCCGCCCGCAGGTTCGGCCATCTGCGTACCGTTCTTGTCTTTTTCCCATTGATAATTCTTGAATTCATCCAAAACGTTAACGCAATTTTTGTGAATAACAACACGGTCATATGCCTGAATTTTCTTGATACCGCTGGCAATACTTCCCGGTCCCTTGCGAACCGAAATAGCTTGAACACCCAAACTGTTGTATTCATTTATACTTTTCGGTTCGGCCGAATCACAGCGCACGGGTTCGCCCCGCACGATGCGTCGGACCATCTCTGCACTATCCTTGTTCAATAGTCCGCGTTGATAGATTTCCTCGCATATGTAGAGAGTGTTTTGCTCAATAGCCACCCGGACGAATGCAAACGGATCGTTGCTGAAACCCCAGTCAATACCGTTACGGTACTTGGAAAAAGCGTGAATATCGAACTCACTTTCCTCGAAGTTCTCAAACACCAATCCTTCCGCAACCCCCAATTCACCCATGCCGTAAACACGCCAAAAGTTGTTTGTTCCATCACCGCGCTTGGATTCAAGGGTTTGGATGATGCGGTCTTCAAGGAACTGGTTGTCCTTGTAGGTCGATTTGATAAGGATACACTTGTCAGCCTGTTCCTTCATCAGCTTGGTATGTACCCAAAACTCATTGGTCGGGTTGTAATCAATGAAAACCGTTTCACGCGTCCGAATCATCAATTGTTCGGCAATGTTGTAATGCACGTGGTTGGCCTCATTGATGAACAGGATATCCCGGCGGCCACCGTGAGCTTTACCGAGTTTATCGAACGACAGGAAGTTGATGACCCCGCCGGACGGAAAGGTGAGCTTTTTGTCAGCCACGCTGTACATATCATGGAAACTCAGACCAAATCCTTCCATGACCGAAGGCATATCATTCAGCACGCCTGATTTGAGATGAGGAACGGACAACCCGACAATATCAATCTGCTTTTTATATTTTCGGGCGATCTCCACCAGGATTTGCAGGATTGAAAAGGTTTTGCTGGCCGACGAACCGCCCTGATTGATGATGTATTCGTGTTGCTTGGACGAGTAAGCGGCGGCGTTCTTATGGAACGTTTCGGTCAGCCGAAGCATCTCAAATACTCTCTAAAGCTTTCTTATCTTTGTCGGAACCGACCACGATTTGCATGTTTCCGGTGTGAGCCACATCCTGACGGTCACGCCAACCATGGTTCTTCAGCCAAAAAATCGGACCGGCGCCGCCCTCGATCAGCAACCTTTCCTCTACGTAATTCTCAACTTTCATCTTGGCCTGTTTTACAATGTCAGAGAACCCGTCTTTTTTTTGATAGTCCAGCAACGTTTCCCGATTGGTCCCTAGATGAAGCACCAAACCGCTGATTGTCAGCGGCTTTCCGGATGCTTCACACAGCGCAAAAAAGGAATCGCAGAGGGCCTGCAAATCCGCCGGAGTTTGAAACTTCGGCGGACGGCCATTCGGCCTTTTCTCTGCGGAACCTTTTTTGCTGGCCATCATTGCTACTGACGGTAGGTGTACGGCGAGGGAGTCCGGACAAACACGGTCCGGACACTGTTCACACCGCTCAAACCGGCCGACGGACTGACGACGGTGTTGACGAAACCAAAGGTTCCGGCGGTGAAAGACACCACTTCGGCACCGGTGGTGGAACAGTTGAACGTCCGGCTTCCGACCTGGGTACCGTCAGCGGTGTACAGCAGCAGGCTGGCGCTGGTACTGGCGGCAGTGCCGACGCAGTAGACGTTCAGGTTTTCATACGGCCGCACATCGCCGCCGGTCAGGCCGGATGCACTGGTTTGCGTCACGGCCAGAGTCCGGATCTGGTTGACCGGATAAGCCGGATTGTCAAACCGGGATACGGTTTGGGCAAACGCCGCAGTGGACAGGGCAGCCAGCGCAGCGGTCAAAGTGATGAGTTTCATCGGTTTTCGCCTTTCGTTACCGCCAGACTGACCGATCCGCACGGCCTGTCAACAAAAATTTTAAAAAAGATTGTATACAACAACTTATCAATTTTTCCTATTCTTACAGATTTATTAATAGTTAGTATATAGATACTATTAACTAACTAACTAAGAATCTCTCTCTAATAGGAAATTATCATTGACAAGCTATAAAGATATTATATATTCATAAAACAAATGAAAGGAAATGTTAAAATGCTATGGGTAGGTTTTAAACTTAATAATAAGGTTGTTCATTTATGTCCTGAAACGGCATATATGAAACTTTTTGTGCCGGGCGATATCGTGCAAATCATTTACATCAGTGAAGACTTGAACGATATCGTGAACAAAATGATCTGCATCGGGTGCATGCCTGATATGAATCATGTTTTTGCTTATATGCAAAACAAGAAGATACCTGTTTGCCGATCAATCCAATGCGTGGAAACCGGTGTAATTTACGGAAGTATGAATGAAGCCGCCAAGGCGGTCGGATCATCCGTGGGCAACATGAGTAACCATATCCGTTACCCGCAAGCTTACAGACAGATAAAAGGCTTTACGTTCAAAGTCGTTAGGGATGACAAATAAATGTGGCTCGCTCTCAAACATACCAACGGGAATATCTACGTGTGCCGCCCAGGCAGCATCCCTGACATCCTGAATGCGGGGGAAGCCGTGTATCTGCTGCTCACCGGCGATAATGCCTATCAGACAGCCGATGCGGCACGCACACTGTCCGGCATCAGTCCGGACATGCGCCATGTTCATGCTCATCTGATGGAACGCAAAAGCCGCATCGGCCGCCCATCCCTGTCAGTCCGGTGCGTGGAAACCGGAGAGGTTTATCCAAGCACGTCCAAGGCGGCGGAAGCGTTCGGATGTAGCCCGATCAACCTGAGTCGGCATCTCCGTTATCCGCAAACATACAAAACCGTGAAGGGTCACACTTTTAAATATTTCACTTGACAATGTAAAAGACCGCGGATATAAAAGGTCATCAACTGAGGAGAACGACTATGAACAAACCCCTGAAGCGCATGTCCGGACTGTATCACTTTAAAGATGGTGTACGTGTGGACGGTCCGCATG